GATAATTTAACGGAAGCACAACAAAAAGAATTTCTAATAAAAGACAATACAAGCGGTGGCGAATGGGATTGGGAAATATTAGCTAATGAATGGGAAGCGGAACAGTTAGAAGCGTGGGGATTGGATATGCCTGATTTTAAAAATGAAGACTTAGATGAGAATGAGGATGAAAAAACATATATTCCGAGTTATAAATTTGAGGTTTCGTGTAAGACAGAATCAGAAAAAAATAAACTAATGGCTGATTTATTGCAAAAAGGGTATAGTTGTACAGATGATTATTAATTATGGCATATAAAACAGAGGATTTATTAAAAACAGCAATGGAAGCAATAGAGAAACACAAACTGTTTTTTATTGAGGATATTGTTGCGTATTTGCCTTGCCATAAAACTACATTTTATGAACATTTTCCCAACGAATCCAACGACTATAAAACAATGTTTGAAGCATTGGAGCGTAATCGTATTACTTTAAAGGTTTCTATGCGCTCTAAATGGTACACATCAAGCGCACCAGCCTTGCAAATGGCATTAATGAAACTTATATCTACACCTGAGGAATTGAAGCGTTTGTCGATGCAATATACCGACATAACTACACAAGGTGAAAAAATAAACATTATAAGTTTAGGCAACGGAACCAAACCAGATGAAACTTCTTAGTAAGCAGGAAATAGCGGTTTACTATTTAAAAGATAAAACTACTAAAGAGATTTTATACGGTGGAGCTGCAGGCGGTGGAAAAACAGCACTCGGATGCTTATGGCTTATTGAAATGGCTCAAACATATCCGGGCAGCCGTTGGCTTATGGGGCGGTCAAAGTTAAAAGCATTAAGAGAAACAACGCTAAACACTTTTTTTGAGTTGGCAAGTAAATTAAAGATATCTGACCAATTTACTTATAACGCTCAAAACTCTTCTATAAATTGGCTCAATGGTAGCCAAATATTACTCAAAGATTTATTTTTATATCCAAGTGATCCAAACTTTGATAGTTTAGGTTCGTTAGAGATTACAGGCGCGTTTGTGGATGAGTGTAGTCAAGTTGCACATAAGGCGTGGCAAATAGTACTATCGAGATGCCGTTATAAATTGAAAGAGTTTAATTTAACGCCAAAAATATTAGGCACTTGCAATCCAGCAAAGAATTGGACGTATAAAGAATTTTACAATCCAAACAAACAAAATACACTTTCACAAAATAGAAAATTTATACAAGCATTGCCGACAGACAATCCAAACTTACCACAAAGCTATTTAGATTCACTTTTAAGCCTTGACAAAATATCAAAGGAGCGTTTGTATTTCGGTAATTGGGAATATGACGATGACCCGAGCGCACTTATCGACATTGATTCAATAACAGACTATTTTAACCCAACTCACATAAAAAAAACGGGTGAAATGTATATGACTATTGACGTAGCTCGTAAAGGAAAGGACAATACAGTTTTTAGGGTTTGGGATGACTGGTTATGTATTCATAGATATTCAATAGATAAATCAGATTTAACGGTTGTAGTTAATAAAGCTATTGATTTACAAAAAAGATATAACATACCATTGACAAAAGTTATTGCGGATGAGGACGGCGTAGGGGGTGGGGTTGTAGATTTTTTAAAATGCAAGGGGTTTATAAATGGCTCCAGTCCGTTAAATGGTGAAAATTTCAACAATCTAAAAAGCCAATGCGGATTTAAAATGGCTCAAAAGATAGTAAGTAGGGAATGTGGCGAAGTTTGCGATAATTCAGCAGTAATACAAATTACTATGGAAGAAATGGAGCAGGTTAAGCAAAAAGACATTGACAAAGACGGTAAAATAGCCTTAGTATCAAAGGATATTGTTAAACAAATGATAGGACGTTCACCCGATGAATGGGATAGTATTATGATGCGTTATTACTTTGAATTAGACAAAAGAAACTTTTTTGTTGTATAACGTATTTTTATTGTAATTTTACGTTAATTTTATTCTTTAAAATATGGGTATGTTCGATTTCTTTAAAAAACAGCTTCAAAGTAAGTATTCTTTGAATTGGGTTATATCTCAGAATAGTTGGATGTTCCCAGAAAATACGGGAAACGATTATATAAATTTAGGTTATCAAAGCCTCCCGAATGTTTACGCTATTATTTCCTTAATTACGCAAAAGACTTCGATAGTCCCGTTTGAAGTTTACAAAATTAAGAATAAAGGCAAATACCTAAAATATAAATCATTGATGCAATTGGCTAAAACTACGAAAGACTTTGCCAATATTGTACGTTACAAAAATGAAGCGTTTGATAGGGTTGAAGATACCGACATTGAAAAATTGCTATTAACACCAAACTCTCAACAATCTACACAAGAACTATTTGAATCAATAGACGGTTACAAGCTATTGACTGGGAACTCATATCTTTTTGGCATAACACCCGGAATAGGATTGAACGCAAAGAAACCTATTGAATTATATAGTATACCATCGCCAATGGTATCAATTATACCTATTTCAGTATTTGAGGGCGTAAAAGGGTATAAATTTAGTTTTATCAATGAAGAAATACCATCCGATGAGGTTGCACACTTTAAATATTGGAATCCTATAACTGGGGATGCTTCATTGAATGATATATTTTACGGTCAATCACCTTTGCAGGCTTGTAGGATGTTAATGGGCAAATACAAAGATGCTGATATTAGTCAAGGTTCGATGTTTAAGAATCAAGGACCAGCAGGTATATTGGCAGGTGAAAATGGAAGCGATTTGACAACTGAACAAGCTATGTCTATTAAAGACAAGTTTAAACAAGTTTATCAAGGCGCAAATAAAGCAGGTGAGATAATTGTAACGCCAGCTAAATTGAGTTGGCAACAAATAGGACTTTCTCCAGTTGACCTAAACATCATTGAGGGCAAACAAGATATGTTAAGTGAATTATGCAACGCTTACCATTTACCAATAGGTTTATTTTCAAGTAAAAACAGTACTGAAAACAATATGATTGAAAGCCGTAAGATGATGATTACAGATGCGGTTATTCCTTTAGTTGAGGCACGTAAACAAGTGTTAAATCGTTGGTTATCATCTAAATTTGGCAATGAATATATCATTGAGTTTGATTATACTGTATTCAATGAGATTCAAGAAGATTTAAGCAAATTAGCGGAAACCTCAAGTAAGATGTATTGGACAACGCCAAACGAAAAGCGAGCGTACACAAACTATGACCAACACCCAGACCCTTTAATGGATAAATTATATTTTCCGCAGGGTTTGGTATTACTTGAAGATTTAAACGGCAATTTGGATAACATTGACGAAAACCTATTGGATTAATAATAAACATATTTTTGTTGTACATTAAAATTATTAATTGTATATTCGTTATAAATTAATATTATGAATGCAAACGAATTAAGAATAGGTAATATCATACGTTATAGGGACGTAATTATATGTAAGGTTTCTAATTTAGGTAATCATTTTGAAACTATAAACAATAAAGGTCTTTTATATGGTAGTGATGATGCTAATGAATATAATGGAGTTGAATTAACTGAAAAATGGTTATTAGATTTCGGTTTTGGCAAATCAGATGAACACGAATTAGGTATAAATGAACATCCTAATTTTAATTTTTACTATAATCATTATTTTAAGGAGTTTGTATTAGATGTATTCGATGATGACGGAGTAAATAGCGCATTTGTTAAAATGAATATTAAATATATTCACCAATTACAAAACCTATATTTTGCATTGACTAATAAAGAACTACAATTGATAAATGGCTAATATCATATATATTGCGATACTTATAAATCCAGCAAAAGAAAATCAAATTATAAAGCCTTCAATAGACTTAGAAAAATTGACCCGTTGGATAAAAAAAGAGTATCCTAATTTATATTTTACCTTTAAAGAAAAAGAATCCAAAAAGAAACAAAACAGACATATATTAATTCAGACCTATGGCTAAAATTACACGTGCTGAATTAATAGCACAAAAAAAACTACTTGCAAGGCAAAAGGTATTCGAAAACAAATATAAAAAAACCATATTTGCGTATTTGAATGCAGTTAGCAGAAACGTGGCACGAGATATCGAAGCGGATGGTTTTTATATAGATTTAAACCGACATATCAATAACGATAAACTAACCGACATTTATAAAAAGCTATATTTTGAAATATCATTACTTGAAGCAAAAGATACTTATAAGAATGAAATTAAAATCGAGGAGGGTAAAAAGGATTTAATATCCGATTTAATTACTATCTTAGGGTTTGGAAAAGATGAGGGCGTTTTAATAACAATGTGGCGCGGTTTGTTGAATGAATTTTTGATAGTAAGGATTACAAGCCGTATAACTCAAGTAACCGATACTACAAGGCGACATATAGCGTTATTGATTGAGAAAGGCATATCGGAGGGTTTAGGTTCTAAAGAAGTGGCAAAATTGATACGCGATGACTTAGCATATAACAGAAACCGAGCGTTAGCGATTGCAAGGACTGAAACGATAACAGCAGCCAATCAGGGTAAGTATTTAGCAGCTTTAAGTTCGCCTTACGTTATGCAGAAACGTTGGATACCAAAAGTTGACCCACGCACACGCATAAGCCACGCAGGAATGATTGACACACCATTTATTGAAATGGAGCAGAACTTTTGGGTTGCTAATGATAAGGGAATGATTGAGCCAGGCTTATACCCTTGTGCAGAAACATTTTCAGCATCAAATACAATTAATTGCAGGTGCAGTATTTCATTTAGAGTTAAAAGAGATTCAAACGATAATATAATTAGAAAGTAAATTATGAAAACTAAAAACGAAACAATAAACGACATTATCAAAGAGAAAGGATATACTTCTTATTTAGAAGTTGGAGTTGCGAGATTAGACAACTTTAAGCATATCAAATGTGAAGTTAAATTAGGTATTGACCCAATCGCAAC